AATGATGCTTGTAGCCAGAGAGGAGAAGTCTGCTTTACCTGTCATCACAAAGTTGGTCAATGAATCTTCCATACCTTGGAATGCATTCGATACAGCAGTCCCCATCAAGCCTGCCAAGTTAGAAGACTCGTCAATGTAATTCTCGTAAGCTTTACTTACGCCATTTGTCCAGTCTGCTTCTGCTGCTTTGATGTTGGCATCGTTCTTAAGGATGGCAGACGACATATCGTCGTGAGACTTCTTGAGTACGTCCAATTTGGCAGCGTATTCAACTGGATCCATTGTCTGCTTCTTATCAGCAAGGTCACGCATACCTTTGGCATAACTTCTGTCATTGGCTGCTTGGTCAGCATCAACCTTACCTTGTCTGTCGCCTCTTGCAAGGGCTGCAACTTGTCTTCTACCTTGTTCCTCAATATTATCTACTGAGGATTTAAGTGCATCGGCATAAGACTTGATGTTGTTTGCTCTTTGCTCAAGCCTTCCTTGTTCCTTGACCTTGAGCTCTTCCATCTTAGCATCGAGGTTCTCTTGAGACTTGAGTTGTGCATCTTGAGCTTTGAGGAGTTGGTTATCCAAACTGATGGTCTGTGCGGCATTGTTTCCTTTCGTTGCCTGCAACTTCTTAATTGCGTCAATCTGCGAGCCGTATGCATCATTGGCGGCTTCTTTCTGCTTGTTCAGGATTGCAATCTGAGCAGCAACTGTGGCTTCTTGAGATACAACACCAGCAGACCCAAGAGCTGTAATCTTCTTGTAGTAGTTAGTGTACTCTCGCTCAATTGCATCAATGCCTACCTTCATCTCTGTCAGTGCAGTTGTATCCACTGGTCGAGATTTAGGAGCTCCCTTCCTTGCAGCAGCTTCTTGTGCATCCTTAAGCTTTACAGCCAAGTCAGCAAGGAGTGCGGTCTGTCTGTCAGCCTGCTTCTTTGTAACCGTTGTGCCCAGTCTCTCGGCTTCTTTCTCAAGGGTGGTGTACTGTTCGGTTACTCTGGCAATCTCCGCTTCGATACCCTTCACAGGGCTTCTGTTGGAGATGGAGGAAGACTGGAGTGCTTGTTCAGCAGCTACAGCAGCTTTCTTGGCTTTAGTGTTCTCAGACTCTGAAATTGTGTTCTCATCAAGAGCAACCTTCTCAGCTTCCAGCCTCTCCTGTCTTTCAAGGAGCATCCTTAGTGCCGGGGAGTTCTCTCTTGTGCTTGGGGACAGTTTAGACAGCAGCCCGTTGTTGAACTCGTCAATCTGCTTGGCAACGTCTGCAAGTTGTTTATCTAAGTCATCCTCACGACCAACGTTCAGGATCGCATCCCATGCACCTTTTGCAGCATCTCTGACAGCATGCCAGCCAGTCTCCAGCAAACCAAGTTGAGGCTTGATTCTATCAGCCATCGCTTCAGCGCCTTTAGCCATCTCGGACTGAGCAAGTGTAACTGCCGCCTGAGTTTCGCCTTGGGCTTGAAGTGAAGCAATCTGGTTGTAGACCGCAGATGTTAGGAAGTTGTACTTATCGTTGAGGCTGAGTACAGCAGAGGCAGGATCTTTACCCAGAGAGATAAACTCGTTGGCTGTATCTTTGATCGACTGCCCTGTTACACGGTTGAGCTTTACAGCAGCAATTGTGATGGCTTCAAAGTTCTCAGCAGTCACCTTTCCAGAGAGTTGCAACAGAGTCATCGCTTCAGCAGCTTGACCAGCAGAACCAGTCACTGCATAAATGCTTTGTTGTAACTTCAGGAACTCAGACGAAGACAACCCAGAGTAGTTTGCCGAAGCAGCCACAGCTTTGTTGAAGTCATGAGTCTCAGACTGCGCTTGATACATTGCAAGACCGAATGCAGCCAGTCCAGCAGCAGCAACCGTAGTTGGGGTAATCATTGCGTATAGGGCACCACCAACAGCTTTGAATGCTTCAGCAACACCACCAAACATATCCTTAACCTGACCACCCTGTTGGAGCAGTACAGTGAGTGGAGCTTGTCCACCTTGCAGGGATACGACAACGTCAGTAAATTGTGCTGGCAAGCCTCTCAAGGCTGCTGCGTTCTGCTTAGCCGAGTTACCACGTCTATCGGTGGCAGCAGTAAGACGATCAACCTCTGCTCTTTCAGCAGCGATTGCCTCTTTTGCTTTGTTGTGTGCAGCAATCTGAGCTTCTGTTGTTACTCTACCTTGTGCTTGTGCAGCATTAAGGGCTTTCTCAGCAGCTTCCAAGTTCCTCAGCTGTACGTTGTACGGGAGGAGTCTGTCCAGTGCATCTTGGTAACGTTTTGCTTGAGACTGTTCACTGTTGGGTTGAGCAGCCTTTACACGCTCAAGGTTTGCAGAGAGTTGAGTCATCGCACCGTTATATTGCTCAATCGTCAACTTGCCCTGAATCATACCTTGAATCAATACTTGAACAGAGTTCTTGTAAGTCTCGTTGGCTTTGATCACTGGGTCATAAGCATTGATGAGGTTACGGAGTTGAGTGGCGAACTTCTCTTGTGCGGCACCGTTGGAGTTGATTACAGCAAGCTGTTCCTGCAACTTCCTTGTGTGTGGGTCAATAAGAGCTGTGACCTGTTGCTCTGTGAGCCCAAGTAGCTTGGAAGCCTCAGTGATCTGTTTCACTCTCTGGGCATAAAGGTATTGAGCTTTCTCGGCCTTACCAAGTGTACTTGCTACAGAGTCAATCTGGGCCTGAGCCCGGGCCATCTCTTTGGAGTTGTCGATTGCAGCCAGAGCGTTATCTCTCTGAGCCTGTGCCAACTTCTTATATGACTCATACTCAGCTTCACCAATACCACCAACCTTTCCTGCGCCCAATCCTTTGGCTCTGTTAAGATCCTCAAGAGTTCGGTTGTAGTCGATCTGTGCTTTGGCTTGACGGCTGAGTCCAGAGATTACTCCGTCAATGTTACTCTTCTGTCTCTCGCTGGCTCTTCTGGAGGCTTCCTCCATTGCATCCCACTTGGCCTGCAACTGCTCTTGGGCATTACCCTGAAGCTTGAGTTTACCAACAGTTGCATCAATGGCTGCCAGTTCCCGCTTATACTTCTCGGGATCAGTGTTCTTCATGTTGCTGTCTTCAAGCTTCTTTCTTGCCTCGGCAAGTTCTCTCAACTTCTTGGCTTGAAGGTCGTACTCTTTTGTTGCATCGCTAGTGGCTTTGGTACTCTTTCGAGCAGACTCATCACCAGAGAGGTCAGCCGTGGACTTAATCTTTGCAGCCTCTGCTGCACGTTTGGCAGCAGCAGCGAGGTCATTAAGTGCCTTTGTACCTCTCTCAATTTGGGCACTGTTTACCCTTACATCTAACTCAGCTAGAGTTGGCATCTTTGTTTTCTCCCATTGTGATGAGTGCTTCATTCTCCATCACTCTGATGTCGGAGAATATATCCTTGACTTTCTTACTCTTAATCCCAAGCATCTTTGCAACTACAGGGATTGTGTTGTAGTCTAATCCTGTCGCGTCACCCATACCACCAATACGCCACTGACTTGCCATTGAGTTGAATACTGTGAAGGATTCCCAATTGATATCCCACACCATTACATCTTCGTTTGGAAGTTCTTCAAGTTGCAATCCCCAGAGGGCGGCATCTCGTTTCCTTGTGTCAGCAGCATACAGTTCGTGGGCGACGTTGATTAGTTTCCCGCTTTGGCCCGCTGGAACGCCTCATGATACACTTCAGTGATTGCATCAAGTACGAAGGCAGACGAGGAGCAAAGTGCCTCTACGTTCTCTTCATTGAACTCATCCTCAAAGCCCCAACCAACCACGATGTCCAGTACCTGACCTTTGTGCATTTGAATCTCAGCATTGGTGACAGTCTCGTAGTTCCACTCTTCGTCTTTTGCTTTGGTAAACATTGCAACAGCCTGTTCGCGCCACTTATCCATCAAGGCACCCAACTGGTCACGAGGTACAACTTTGAACTCAAATGTTACAGCCAGATCCTCTGCACCAACTCGTGGTACATTTACAGCGGCTTTGAATGTTGGTTTGTTCTGAATTTTGAAAGACTTTGCCATGATATATTTCTCCTTAGAAAGTAAAAAGCCCTCCCTGATTTAACAAAGAGGGCTGGATCAAACAGCCTGTTTAAGGCTTATTAGACTACTGGAGCCTTGTAACGAGTGATACGAGCTTGTACAGCCAGTGTGATTGTACGAGTCATCAGTTGGTTACGGGTCAGTGTTGGGGTGCTTGTGATCGAAGCAATCGAGGTGTATAGGATCTGATCCCCACCAACCAAGTTCAGACGTTGTACCTGAGTGGTTTTCGATTCGTCGGCAGCTTCCAGTACTGGTACGAACGGTTGCGAAGGGTCATCCGCTACAGTCAGTGTCAGTACAACTGGGTTTTTGGAGGTTGGGATTTGACGGTCATCGTCATCTTCCAAGTATCCGAAGGTGTAGAAGTTCTGATCACCACCCGAACT